GGGGGTTCCATGTTATCGAAATCGAAATCGTCGAATGGGTTATTTCCACCTTTAACGTCTGGCATTTGAGCAGTTGTAGGTTCCTTTCCCGCAGTACCATGCAACATATCGCGATAGCGATAATGCGCACGTTGTGCAAAAACGGAACCGACGTCAGCGCTCGCAGCATCAGGAAAGGCTGCACAGACCTTCGCTTTAGTAACATCCATAGCGTAGTCAAGATAACCGTCAAAATCGCCAAAGGCTAAACTACGGTCATACTTCGTCAAGAACATACGTACCAAACCAAACGTGAGATAAAAATCTCCGTATCGGTAAGCGCGGAATACGGTGGCAGCATCGATAACGATATCCGAAACAATAATGAAAACAGCGACAGGGTCGAGGCTTGAATCCACGACCTTGAAGTTTTCCATAATGTTCTTAGAATACCATTTCTTAGCAGCATTACTGTCCGCAGCTCGGACGTTGTTCCAGTTGTACTCTATGTTGCCATTAATCATATGCATGATCTCATTCACAGTCATGCCTAAAGCAAAGGACAACACCGCGACAATTAACACAAGACTAAAAATAAAAGCTAACCAATATGGTTTGTAGTTATCTTCAGACCTGAGTCTGTCGCGCGAATCGCATTGGTTTTCTACCATCAAGGGTTCTTGATCGAAAAGACAATCAAGATCCCAGGGGAAAAAACCGTTTACACGCTTATATTCACGATCTGGATCGCTAGTGAAACGAACATATTTGCCACACACAATGGCAGCTAAGTCGCTCATAAGTTCCAGCATATGATAATAAACGTCATCATCGTCGGAGGAGCGCATCATACGATCAGCAATAAAATGCGTCGTAGAGTTCCAAGAGTGTGTCTCCAAATACAAGCCAAATAGCTTCAAAAGGGTCTCTCCTCTTATATCCTCCGCAACCAACTTACTGGAGAAGTAAATTGGTTCGTACGAGTCAGCCCAAAATCGACCGCGCTCAGATCTCTGGCGCATGTCGAGTAAGTAGAGACGCAACGAGTCTCGTTGGTCGACTTCCTCGTCTTCGCCGTTAACCAGGAAACAAATACTCTCAAACACATCAAGAAATTTGAGCCAGTTAAAGGCGGCTTCAGTAAACGCAATAGATGGTTCGATAAACAATACCATTCTAGAGTGTCTACTCTGACGTATCACGAAAGGCCCATGTGCGTGAATTATCGGTGTAAGTGACAATTCGGCAACAAAAGTATTAATGATCAAATCTGGTTCAAAGATACTAGGCCATGCAACGGGGACATCGAAACGCGGTGGTGTGTAAACCACATTCGCTTCGAGTCCGACTACGTCAGCTAAATCCAGGACATTATTAAGGAAATTCCTGGTAAACCGGATGTCCGCATAATCGAAAATTTCGGCAGCGCCGTGAATCAACATCACGTCGCAGCCAAAAACGACTCGATCAGGGACGGCAGCAAT